AGCGACTTAAGCGAAATTGTTTTTTTCAGCTGTCTAAAAATTTTATCTGAAAGTTTAGGCAAAATGCCCTGTTACCTTATGGACGCGGACAAGCGCAGGATAAACAATCACGATACAACGTGGTTTTTGACAGTCAAGCCGAATGAATTTATGACGCCCGCGCAAATTTTTACCTACCTTGAATTTAGCCGCAATTATTACGGCAACGCTTATGTTTACATTGACAGAAACAACGGCAAGATTGCAGGGCTTTACCCGCTTGACGCAAGGCGCGTGCAAATTTGGCTGGGCAATTCCGAAAGTTTCATAAAACAACCATTTTTTTACTTCTATACCGATACTCAAACGGGTAAAAGTTATTGGTTTCAACCTTCGGAAATTTTGCACTTCAAAAGTTGGCTTACAGACGATAGCGGCTTAGCAGGAAAATCTGTACGTGAAATTTTGGCAAGCAGTTTCGCGAGTGCGAAGGCAAGCAGTAAATTTCTTAACGAGTTATATTCAAAAAATTTGGTTGCGTCGGCGGTTGTAAAGTACACAGGCGATTTAAAGCGCGAAAGTCAAGACAAGTTACTGGACGAAATTATAAAACAAGCAACCGAAAAAGGACGCCGAATGATCACACTTCCTGTCGGATTCGATATACAACGCTTGGATACTTCACTTGCTGATAGTCAATTTTTCGAGCTGAAAAAATTCACGGCACGGCAAATAGCGGCGGCGTTCGGCGTCAATACTTTTTATTTAAATGACTTAGAAAAAAGCAGTTACGCTAACGCGGCGGCGCAGAATTTACAATTTTACACGTCAACTCTTTTATACATTTTAAACGGCTACGAGCAGGAACTAAACAGAAAACTTTTGACGCGGCAGGAACTTTCGGCGGGTATGGGCTTTAAATTTAACATTCAGGTTTTACTTCGCGCAGACCCGCAACAACAAGCGGATATAATTCAAAAAATGCTGTCAAGCGGCGTTTATTCGGTAAATGAAGCGCGGCGACTGCTTGACCGTGAACCTTGCGAAGGCGGCGACGTCAGATATTGCAACGGTTCATACGTCAAACTTCAGGATATTGGCAAAGCTTATGAAGGAGCTTATGAAGGGAACGATACACAATGATTTTAATTGCGCAGGACTGCTTTAAAGCTTTTAATATGGCGTACATAAAAAGTTATTTTATTTACGAAGATAAATTCGGCAAACTTCCTACGTTGCCGACAAATGATGAAAATCACGTATACATAATTTGCGTTGATTCAAACCCTACTTACCGCGATATTGCAAATTTGTATACGATTGGAAAATTTGAGAAATTGGAAGACGCGCAGAACGTTTTTACAAAAATAACGTCAATAATAAATCCTGCCGCTGAAGGCGTCATTAGCATTACAGAAAAAGACGTTAGCTTTTTCGGCAAGGACGCGCCAATATGGAGGGGTAAACCATATGCTTGAAGTCAGGAATGAGGCAGAAATTGCGGAAATATATTTAAGCGGCGAAATTATCGACGACGAAGACGGCGGCTGGATTGAAGAACTTCGATACGGCAACAGTACCGGTTATGAATTTCCAACGAAACTTAAGGCGCAGTTGGAAGGCGTCAAGGATAAAGAATTGGAAATTCACATAAACAGTTACGGCGGCTCGGTATTTGCGGGCGTTGCAATGGCTAACTTTATTGCTAATCACAAGCCGAAAACCACGTGCATTGTTGACGGAATAGCGGCTAGTATCGCAAGTCAAATTTTCTTTAGCGCGGACGTTTGCAAAATGCCTACAAACGGCTATTTAATGTTGCACCGTCCTTTTACCTACGCCGAAGGCAACGCAGAAGATTTACGCAAGGCGGCGGAAATTTTAGATACAATTCAAAACGGGCTTGAAACAACGTACCAAAAAAAGGCGTTGGACGGCGTAACGGCTGAAGATATTAAAGAAATGATAAATGCTGAAACGTGGCTTACGGGCGCAGAGGCGGCGCAAAAGTTTAGGGTTAAGGTAATTGAGCCGGTAAAAGCGTTAAACTACGTCGGCAACATAAACAAATTAAAAGCGGCAGGGATAAAAAAAATACCCGCGCCGCTTAATTTTTTGCAAGAAAATGACAGCTCGGCGAATATCCCAAATCGGCAAACGTTTGCCGATTTGAAACCGGACATAAGCGACGAAGACAAAATAAAAATTGCATTGGCAAGAGCAAAGGCGGTATTGGTATGACAGAAGACAATTTAGAAAAAGCAGTTGACGCAGTGTTTGAGCATATCAAAGACGTTACTTATTACACGTCAGTTACAGCGAAAGAAATTATTTTGCAGGCAAACAAACTTAAAATGACGTCTGAAGACTATTTGATGATTGTAAGCAGCTATATTAAGGATTTTAGCAAATCGAAAGAAGGTATCACGAATGAAAGTATCGGACGAAATTAAATTAGAAATTTCGGCGAAGAAAACCGAAATTGAAAATCTTCAAAACGAAGGAAAATTTCAAGACGCTTTAAAAGCGGCAGATGATCTTAATCATTTGTTAGACAAGTTGAAAATTGAAGAGGCGAAAGAAAAAGCCACGTTTGAAAACTTTATTAAGGGCGGTAAAACTTGCGTGACGACAGCAGAAACAGTTGACGCCGCAACCTTGCGCAGTCGTGCTTTTAATAAATTGGTGTTAAATCCGTTGCGTATGTTTCCCGTACCTTTGACGGACGAAGAAAAAGGCGCGTACTTTAACGTTAGCGGCAGTCCGGGACAACCTGCGCAAATTGAAGCAATGCCCGCAAAAGGCGGTTATCTTGTACCGGCGGAACAAATGACGCAGTTGCAGGAGTTTAGGAAAGAATTTACCGCGCTGAAAGATTATGTAAACGTTGTAGGCACAAACACAACTTCGGGGCGTTGGGCGACTTACACGCAACAAGATTTAGAGTTTCAACCTTTTGTAGAAATGACGCCTATCGCAGAAAGCGACGTTACATTCAGCGAAGCAACATACACCATTGCAGACAGGGGATTAATTTTGCCCGTGTCTCAACAGTTAATCGCAGATGCCAACATTGATATTGTAAGCTTTATGGGGCGGCAACTGGCAGAAGGCGCAGTCGTTACCGAAAATAAAGCAATTTTAACGCCGCTTAGCACTTTAATTACCGGCGATACAGCGGCGAGCATTGCACCTGCAACCACAATTACTTCATACAAAGCATTAAATACGGCAATGTTTAAAACATTAGACGGCGTTTATTACAATTCGACAAAAATATTTACCAATCAGGACGGCTTTTTGTGGCTTAGCAACTTAGACGACGCGCAGAACCGCCCGCTTTTTGTTCCCGACGTGACACAGCCGAATAAATATTTTTATCGCGGCAAAGAAATTGTCGTACTGCCTAATTCAACTTTGCCGAGCATTGAAATTAGTAGCAAAAATTACGCGCCTTTCTTTATCGGCGATATGCGCAGCTATTTGACATTCTTTGAACGTCAAGGTATGGAATTAGCTACGAGTTCCGAATTGTACTTTAGACAATACGGCTACGCACTTCGCGCCGTTATTCGTTTTGGTGTGACTGTAACGGATATCAATGCTATGACAGCATTAAAAGTCGAAGTGTAATTATGGTTACGTTGGAAAAATTAAAAGCATACCTGCGCATTGACGCTGACTATGAAGACGATCTGCTGAATACTTTTTTATTTACTGCGCGAGCTTATTTAAACGGCGCGATATCTGATTTTGCCGAGCAATATACAACTTACCCCGAATTTGCAAGCAAGGCAGATTTTTTGCAAATGGTAATAGCAACGGAGCTTTATCAAAACAGGAGCAATACGGACCATGTTTTGAGTTATACAATCCGTTCGCTTATGGCACAGTTACAATATTTCACCACAGATTTTACAAGCGATACAGCATTGTCAACAGTGCCTTAAAGGAGTGATACACTTGAGGCAAGAAGGCGCAGGTATTGCGCAAATGTCAGTTGATGACTTAGCCGAAAAAATCAGTGTCGTGTATTTTGAGACAGCACGTAACGAGCGCGGAGATGTCGTAAAAGGCGAAGAAATAACGCGCTGTACAGTATGGGCAAAAGTTTTACCGTTAACGGGCAAAATAAATGATATAACGCCCGAACGTGAAAACGCCGTAACTTACAGAATAACTATTCGATATGGAATTGAAATTTTGCCCGACGATTTAATAATTTGGCGTTCGCACAGGTTGAAAATCATAACGCCGCCTTTTGACGTCGAATCACGGCACATTTGGTTACAATTCGATTGTAGGGAGCTGGTGAAAGATGGGCGGACGTAGACACAATGAAAGTACTTTTCGGCGTGGCGGGAACTTAGAAGGCGTCAACGCGACAGTAGCAAGGTTACGGGCGAAAGGCGAAGACGTTTTATTGGCGGCAAAGTCAGCATTGAAAGACGGCGTGGATTTAATCATTGCAGACGCTAAAAGCCGCTGTCCTGTACGTACCGGCAAATTGAGGGATTCAATTAAAGCGGTTGACGTTGCAAGCGGCGCGGCTTACGAATTGACGGCAGACGCCAAAAACGAAAACGGCGTTGCTTACGGGCAATTCGTGGAATTTTCGCCGAAAATTAATAAACCGTTTTTGTATCCTGCTATTGACGCAAATATAGGCGCAGTCAAGCAAGATATAAGGCAAGCAATACAAGGAGCGTTGCGCAGTGGAAACAACGCGGCTTGAAGCAGAAATTTTTTCTGCGCTAACAAACGATACAGCAATAATGGAACTTTTACCGAAAGGCGAGAGTTCCATTTTTCATTTGCAAGCCCCAGCGGTGTATCCCGACTACCCAATTTTAGTTTATTCGCCAATCGGCGACGTACCAATTTTACATGCAGACAACGCGGAAGAATTGCACCGCGTAACAATCAGGGTACACATAATCGCGCAGGATTATTCGGCACTTTACAGCGCGGTTAAAAGAGTTATGGCGTCGTTGGGATTTACACGGGTACAAGCAACGCCGTTTATTGAGGACGGCAAAAAAATTTTAATCGTAGATTTTAAAAAGATTATTGGAGGTTGAAAAAAACTATGGCGATTATAGGCTTATCCAAATTGCATTATGCAATAATGACAACAGAGGACACGCCGACAAGTGCGCCTGTTTATGGCACACCAAAAAGACTTGTAGGCGTAAATTCAGTGTCGATTAGTCCTGAAAATGATTCAGCTACGCTTTACGGTGATAATATGGCACTCGATACAAAGTCAAGCACGAAAGAACGTACTATTACGCTTGAAGTTGCAAGAATGCCGTTGGAAGATCAAGCGGCACTTTTGGGCTATTCATACGATTCATCTACAAAGAAATTGGCGGTAAACGGCGACGCGGCAGCTCCTAATGTTGCGATAATGTACGAATTAGACACGGACGAAGGGAAGAAATGGTATTACGTTTTTTATAAAGGCAAATTTGCGCCGTCTCCTGAAGACGCTAATACACGCGGTGATACCTTAGAATACGGCTTGCACAGCGTAGAGGGTACATTCGTAGCGAGAATGGATAACAAGCTTGTTTATGAAATTAAGGAAGCTGAAGGCACAGATACAACAACGGCAACAAGTTGGTATGCAAGCGTCGGCGGCAGTGGAAATTAATTAAAGGGGGTAAAAGAAATGGATAAACCGAAGATCATAATTAACTCAAAAGAAATTGAATTGCAGCCAATCAAAGCGCGTTTGTGGCGAACAATAATGCAGTTCGACGCGGAAGAAAAAGATATTTTCAAAGCTGATGCAATCGAAAAGTATTGTGAAATTATCGCCCTTGCATTCGGCGTGACAACCGAAG